CTCTCTTCAGAGTGATCGAGAATGCGGCTAATGATAATTACTGCTGAACATCCGGCTGTTCGTTCGATTTGGCTGCAGCCTCTGCCTCCAGCTGCTCCTCCTCGGCTTTCGTACGCGCCGCCTCCTCTTCTTCCAGCCTTTTGGCCTCATCACGTTCGGCCTGAATAAGCGCCGCCTCTTCCAGCTTTTTATTATAGATACTGTCAGCAGGCATCTCAACACGCACAGAAACGAACTGATCGGCAGGAATATCAATCGGGTCTCCCTCGATAAAACCTTCGCGTTCGTTGCGGGCGAATGCCGGGGCCCCCGGGTTAGTGCGATGATAGGTTTTCACCAGCACCGACCCGTCCGGGTTAACCTCGTAGTCAAGCCATATACGAGGCTGTTTATTTCTGTCCAGAGGAATTTCAAATCCGCCATCTGGCCCACCCCACGCAGCATCAGAGCTCAGTCCTAAGCAACCCTCAAGAAGATAAACACCCTCTGCCTGTCGCGTCACGGTTACGCCTTCAGACTCATCATTAGTGATCGCGCTTCCGTCATTGAATATGTTAATTACAGGAGATGCTTTCTTAATAAACCCATTGCTGTCAACGGTGGTGTTTGCAGTTGAATAAACCGCCCTTACCGTGGCATTACTGCCACCCCTGTACAGCATTGAGGTCCCATCATTGCGAATGAATATCTGGCTGTTTAAGCCTGATCCGTATTCCCCTGCTGAATATAACGATCCAAAATCCGCGCCAGCAGGATCGCTAAAGTTGCCGCCATTGATGGAGTAGAATCCAGGGTCAACGCTTATGATGTTTGAGAACGCACCAGATACGGTAACTCCGCCAACTGATGCGGAGATGGCCTTCCTGGCGTCGGTAGGTGTTTTAGCGCCAGTGCCGCCGTTGGCAATGGGAATGGTGGTGTTTGTTGAGAATATTTCCGTGGTGGTGAACACCCTTGAACCAATAGCACCATACCCGCAAACATTAAAAACTCGCCGCGCCCCGCTATTCAGTAGCTGTGTCGCAGTAACCATAACCCAGGCACCGGATGCGGTTTCCATCCCAGCACGACCAGTCACCTGGAGGAAAAAGCTAGTTCCAGGCAGCGAGCTTAATAATGGCGGTGGGTTAACCCAGTTTGCTGAGTTTACGTTTAATATTGATCCACTTTGAAAAGATGCTGCCTGCCAGTCAAAGCCTGCGATTTGAGAAACTGGCGTACCCAGACCCAAATCATTCAGCGCAGCCGTCCCCTGCAAATCCCACGCCGACCAGGTTGTTCCTGAAAGGGTGCGCGTCCAAGTCCTGTTAATAATTGCGGCGCCAGTGACAATAGATGTAAAGGTTTGGACAACCGAGTTTGTGCTTGAGCGCAACTCGACCTTACATATGCCAGTCGGCGTTGAAGTCTGCCCGGCTGGAATTGGCCCGTTTGTGACCGCATTTGTTACCGACCAGATGCCTGGTGATAGCAGCGTGTTCATATCGCCAGTGAAATAACCCGGCATCGAACAGAAACCAACTGGCAACCATGGTCCCCACGGGCCATCAATGCCATTCCATGAGCCAGATAACCTACGATAATACTCATTCCCGCTATTGCTTATGTAACGCTGAGCGCAACCATAAGTGCCACCCTTGAATACCTCAAAGATACCCTGCGCGCCATCCTCCGGGAATCCGCTTGTAGTCAGCATCCCAGCCGTACCAGACCCCCATTGACCGGCAAATGCTGGACCATAGGTATTAAGATTGGCGTTTGCTGGAAGATTGCTGCGCCACTGCACGGCGGCATTTGTCTGGTCAGCCATTTTTGGCCAGGACGGGCCGGTAACCGGACGCCCGGTTGGTGTTCCGTCAGGGAGCGTGACAGTGATATCACCAGTGCCAGTATAAAAAGCCTGCCAGTTAGCATTCTCCTGCAGTACCCGGCGCACCGACTCGGCAGTTTGAGCAGCCAGGGCAGCGGTAATGCGGTTGAGCGTCAGCTGCGGTACTGCAACCCAGGCCAGCCCGGAAGTTGTCGGCCCGGTGAATGGATCGGTCAGTGTGATAGCGGTGTTACTCGTCACGGCGTTAACAAACAGGGTGAAGAATATACCCCCGACTGTTGCGGTAATAACGTCACCTGATTTCAGATCTGAGGTAAACGCAGTGCCGGTACCGACTACTGCAGTAGAGCCGTTAGTAAGCTTAATTGTGCCTGCGGACATATTTGCTCCATAAAAAAACCCAGCCTGAGCTGGGTTCTGTAATTCGGATAAGTTGAGGGAGAGGACTACTTTTTAAGGGATTGTCTGTAGTAGTTGTCGTAGGGATCGCAGTCTATATACATGACTTTCGTACCTACAACCCAGGACTTCACCGTTAAACTAACGCTGCCAAGCGTTGACTGGTAAACCTCAGTGTTGTTCGTTCTCCACTTGCCATTGCTCGCTATACCGGCACCTGAGCAGAGGTAATTAGAGAATCCATAATTTGGGTTTGCTGGATCTTGCGGGATATACATAAAGCCAGTTATCCCGGTCGTAACTGCCAGTGGCCGATCTGACTCCATATATGACTGAGTGATAAATTTAGCGTCCAGCGGGAGACAATTGTTGTGCCACACCATTACCCCGTCGCGGTACATATAGAACCCAGCAGCAGGAACGGGAGGAAGCACCTTTGAAAATACATATGCCCTTGTCGGGTACTGATTCTGCCCCGCATTAGCAAACTGCAGCTGATATGTCCCTCCACTTTCTATCTGGTTGAAGAAAGATCGACTCAGTGCTCCCCCTTCGTTATTACGGTTCCGCATGAAAACCATAATCCCTGACCCCACCGGGACACCGGTATCAACTGTTCTGGCTCCTGGCTCAATATCAATAACGTTTGTCAGAACAAATGGCGTGAAGTCGGGTGCAAGCTTTACGGTTTTGACATCGGCTGGGTACTGATAAAGAGCAAAACCGGCATATGCCGTATCAGCGCCTGTTTTCGCTGTTGCTGTCACCATCAGTCGCAGCGGGACAGTGGTGTTCCATGTCAACGTGTTACCTGAGACTGAGGCGGTGATAGTGTTATTTTGCTCATTGTTTGCAAGGGTATTATTCATTGCGGTCACGTCGAGGTTAAACCCCGACGTTGAATAGGCTTTCGAGCCCACGCCATTCACAACAATATGATCGATAACGTAAGTGAAACCCATCGAGTTTGCCGCATCGAAGCTGGTACCCTCAATAAACATCTGCATCATAACGGTTTACCCATTACCACCAGGGGTCTGTTAGAGGCGTCATAAAATACAATTCTGTCCGAATTAATCTTGAGCTGACCGCCGCCCGTGCTGCCGTTCATTTCAAGGGTGCCCCCCTTATTCAGCCGCCATCCAGCCGAGCCGGCGACATAGTTATTTGACTGGATATAGCCCGCAATCATGGCGCTCGTGATCGTTCCCTCCTGGATGAATGCGCTATTCAGGAAGACCTGTCCACCGACGATAGCGAATGGCGAGTACATATTTGCGGTCCCGTTGCCGGACAGCATCACGAACTCGTTGGCGTTAATCGCAACGCGGGTAGTAATGCCACTTCCACTCGCCAGGACTGCAACACTTATTCCAGCGTCATAGTAATTGCCGTTATATTTCACCCCAGCCTTCAGGGTATAAATTGCATTGGCACTCCCGGCATCAGCATACGCCGTCATCTTCTCGTTGATGGCTGACTGCTGATCCGAAAACTTAGCCGTCACCTGCTGCTGGTATTGCGCGAAAGCCTGGTCAGCGCTGGCCTGTGCCTGCTGAATGGTGGTGATGCTGCTTTTTACGCCCTTAAAGTCAGCCGCCACAGTGAGCTGATATTCAGCAAAAGCTTTATCCGCCGTCGCCTGCGCAGTTTTAACCTCATTAATCTCTGCGGCATTGTCGGCAAACTGAACAGCAACCAGCTCCCGGAACTGCGCAAATGCCTGGTTAGCGTCAGCAATCAGGATCTGCGCATTTGAGATTTCCGCATACGCCGCGCCGAACTGCTGGAAGGTGATTTTCGCCCCCTGAATGCCAGCCAGGGTGTTCTGCAAAATTCCTGCAATGTTAAAGTCGATCTGCTCCGTTAATGCTTTTCCGTCCTCCGCCGACAGCACTTCGTCTTTAATGGCATCCAAGTAATCGCTGGCCTGATCGCTCGACATGCCGCGCACCCAGTCTGTGTAGCCAGATTCATTACCCGTCCGATCAACCAGCTGCGCGCGGTACCAGAATATCTGGCCCGCCCTGAGCCCCATCTGCTGGTATCTGTGCTGAGGGTATGGCACATCGGCCAGCAGCAACGCATTATCCGCGCTCCCGGTCGGGCTGTACTGGATTTCAGTTTTCAGCGTATCGTCCGTATTGGCCGGGAACCCCCAGTTCAGCTCAATGCCGAAAAGAACATTTTCAGATGCTGTAAACCCCACCGGCTTTGGCGGATTTCCCACTTTGCCTGTTAACGTTTTCTCTGCTGAATAACCCCATCCGGAGGAAATCTCGGCAGCGTTGATGGCACGAACACGCACCAGGTAGCGTCCGGCATAAATCCCCGGTACGTCGAAGGACGTGGTGGAGCTGCGCGGCACGTTGACCCAGTTCCCGTCGTTGCGTCGCCACTGGGCTTCATAGGCGATGGCGTTCTGCGCCTGATCCCAGCTTACGCGCATGGTTTCGACACTGATATTCTGCTGCACCACCGAGAAAGAGCTGATCACGATGTTAGCCGGCGGCGCCTGGTTACCCGGAGGGACGACGCTCACCGGGCGCTGGTCGATAATGGCTCCCGTATCGATGCGGGCATATTTATCCGGATCGTGAGCCGCGCCGGTAACAGTAAACGTCCCGTCGTTATTGTCGCTAATGCTGATCACCCGGTACTGCTGGGCATACAGCTCGTCGGACTCCGCCACCCAGACGCTTTCTGCCTGCGGCGTCTCGCTGTAGGCGGTGCTGACCGTTACTGCTTTTCCGTTCACTGCCTGGATTGTACGAGCCTGAGATGCACCGGACGGAAGGTTGAGAATAAGACGGTGACCTGCCTTCGCATCCGGCGCGCGGTCCAGGGTAATCACCCGGCCATTCACCGAGCTGATACGCCCGCCAGTGACCTTACCGGAAAGCATTTCATCGGCCACGGCGATGATGTATCCGGGTTGAGGGATGTTGCCATCCAGACCGACGTCAAACGATACGACGCGATCCTTGTTGTTGGTAAGAATGCCCCAGCGGCCCTTACGGTTCGCCTCAGATTGCCGGGTACAGCCGATGGCTGTCATTTCCAGCTGGTTAAACCCGTAGCGCGCCACCAGGGCCTGCTCGAATACGGGCTCCATCGCGTCAGCGTAGGCATTAGCCGGATCTGACCAGGACACCAGCGCCGTGGTATATCGCGTTTTGGTGGTGCTGCTGGAGTAGGTAAAGCGGCCGTCAATCACGTTAGCGCGGGTGTAGCTGTAATCCACATCCCGTGGCATATCCGCCAGGGCAACAATCTGATCGCCGCCCCAGTACGTCATGCCCCGGAAAATGGCCGCAAAATCCCGGAGAACGGTGTAAGCGTCGTTCCGGTCCTGTACGTACACATTGCAGATATAGCGCGGCTCGGTCCCGCTGCCGCCCTTTCCGTCCGGCACCAGCTGATCGCAATACTGAGCCACCTGGTACAGCGTCCATTTGTCGATATTCGCTGCGGTGAGCCGGTGCCCCAGACCGAACCGGTCAGAAACCACCAGGTCGTAAAAAATCCACGCCGGGTTATCGGTCCACGCCCACTTAAACGCACCGGTCCAGGTGCCGGTATAAGCACGAGTAACCGGGTCATAATTGTCGGGCACACGGATAACACGCATTTCCGGCTCACAGGAAATCTGCGGAATACTGCCGTTGAACTGGCTTGAGTCGAATTCGATGTACAGCAGCGCGGTGTTCGGGTAGCGCAGTTTGGCATCGATCACTTCGGTGAAGCTCTGCAGCGTCATCGTGTCGCCGATCTTCGCGCTGTTAGCATCCGCAGTAAGTTTGCGCAGGCGAATAGTCCAGGTGCTGCCCGCCTGCGGGAGATCGATACGGTGGCTGCGCTCATAGCCGGATGTCGTTTTACCGGTCACACTGGTATTCAGCACCGTCTGCCAGGCGCCGCCGTCGGTCTGCTGGTCAATCGCGTAGTTAACCGAGTTCCCGACCAGATCGCCGTCGTCCTCTTGCTTGAACAGCGAGGGCCATTTCAGGCGCAGGCGTACCGCTGAGAGTTGGGTATTGGTAAACGTGCGCGTCCAGGCGGTGGCGCTTGATACTTCGGACCCCACGCTGATCTCGTTTTCAGTGCCGGGGATGCCCTGAATGTATTTTTGCGCCTGGGTACCGGGACGAAACTCCCAGGTCACGCCGCTAAAGTTATGAGAACCGTCAGCGTTTTCCAGCGGCGTACCATCCAGATAAATATTTTTTCCGGTGAGCTGACCGGAAAACTCCCCCTCTCCCAGCGCTATCAGGATTTTGGCCTTCGCTACAGACTGGAGATCGTCAGGCTGCTCGGTGGGGGTTCGGGAACTCGAGCCGCCGCCCTTGCGGCCCCGGATTGCGGTTGCGTTTGCCATATTGCGCCCATAAAAAAGCCACCCGAAGGTGGCCTGAATGAAAGATTTATTTTTACTGCTGATCTTCTACGTAAATTCCGGCAGAAATAATCGCACCACCGATACGGCGCTTCCCGTAGCCAATCGGTACCGGATATCCCTGTGCCGCAGTGTTTGTTACGCCGCCAAATGCATAAGAGGCCCGGTTATCGGCATCCTGCTTACTGGCTAAACCTGTAGGCTGAGGAGATAGCATTTGGACCACA